GCTGAGGGCGAGGTCGCAGCGATCGTGACGCTATCGCCGCCATCCGTGAGCGTGATATTGGAGCCAGCCTTGAGGCGCTTGATGACGTTCTTCGAGCCGATCTTATAGACCGATATTCCGGCGCCGGCAGAGCTTGTAACACTATCTATCCCCGTGGACCAGATGACGAGCGTATCGCCGGAAGACCTGGTATGGGCATTGAGGCTGTCTTTCAAGATGAGCGTATCGGTTCTGATGGAGCCGCCGGAGCGCTTCCAGCCGATGAAGTTCCCGATCGCGCCCGAGCCAACGATTTCGATTGAATCCCCGTGGTCGACGACGCTAATTCCACCGGTGCCGTAGATGCGTTTTAAGACATACCGGGAGCCGGTTTTATAGATAGCGACCTTGCCACCCATGGCATTGATCAGCGAGTCGAGCTTAAAATCACCAGCCCACACACCTCTCGCTCCGTTCCACTTCCAGACGTATCCCACAAGAGGGGTTGACTGCCCCTCGGCGATCGTCAAGAGTGAGAAAAAGAGAAATAGAATTTTCATTATTGATTTCATCTGGTCGCGAGTTGCTCCTTGAAGGTGATCTTATCGATGAGGTTCAGGTTGTACCGGAAATCCTGGGAGGTGTCCTGATCGTAGTCGAAGAGAACATAGTAGACCTTGTTGTCGACGTCGATGAAATAGAATGGCCTGAGCTTACCCCCCACCTTCGTGAAGTGAGCGATGAAGGCCGCTTTGATTGCGTCCGAGACGCCCGGCTGTTTAAAGGAGACCGACCAGATGCCTCGCCCTGGGTAGTTCTGAGACGTTCGGATCGTGCCGTCGAGGGCAGTCTGCTCGGAGGTCTGGAAGCGCGGATTATTCCTATTTGCCAGGAAATCGTAGGGAGCTCCGAAATCGAATCTCTTCCCAACGAAGAGCCCCCCGAGCTCGGGCGGGTTCGCGTTCGGAGTCATCAGGATCCGCCAGTAACGCTTCGTTTGGGCCCCGAAGTCGACAAAGATGGGCGATCCCGGCGGGCTTGGGGATCCGATGACACTCGTCGCAGTGAACCAGGTCGAACCGTCGGAGGAGTACTGCAGTTCCGTCGGGGTGTTCCCGGTATGGAGGTTCGAATTCTGAAAAGCGACTGAGTCACATTCGACGGCCGTCCCGAAATCGATATTGAGCGTCTGGCTGGCCGTCGAAGCGGTCTTCCAGGTGTCGGAGCCCATGTAGGTCTTGAGATTCACGAGCGGATGCCCGTCGACCGGGGCTTCGCTCGACGTGAGCGAATACTTGGAGAGATCGACAGCCAAGAATCTTGGATTACTCACAGGCTCGAGACCCCCTTCAGATACGATCTGATGATCGCGTCCTCATCCGCCGTCATCGGACCGTCGTAGAGGAACACCTCCTCAAGATCCCCGACAAACCCGAGCGTCCCGGCTTCGTCGTAGGCTCCGATGGTAAGGTGCGGGAAGGCGTTGAAGGTGCCGCTTCCGTAGGTCCCGATGGAGGCGTCATTCAAGATCATCTCGCCCGTTCCTCCGGGGTTGGGCCTCCGGTAGCTCATGACGTACCATGTTCCATTGACGATTGTCGTTCCGGCGTAATAGTTGTCGCTCAGATAGATGACGCCATTGCCGCCTTCGACATAGAAGACCTGCGGATAGGGTGGCGTCGCGCTCGCCTCGATGAGCATCGCGATCACTTGCTGGGAGCCGAAAAGCCCATTCTGCGTCCCGCTCGTCCTGTTGAACACTGCATAAATCGAGTATCCGGAGCTCCCTGAAAAAGCTGGTGTGATGAGGAAGTCGCCGCCATCGAAGCGGAGGACCGGCAGGCCGTTCAAGATGTTTTTCTTGAACGTCGGCTGCTTGGCGAGCGTGGCTTGAACTGCGTGATTACCGTTTCCGGAGAAGTCCGTGAACGATGGAACGGGGTCGTTGTCGTTGTATGCGGTCTCCCCGCGCGCCTTCCCCCAGAAGAGCGGCCTTCTGATCGTACCGTCCAAGGGATCCCAGCCGTCGGCCGGAAGGGGCACAAGCTTCAAAAGCCCTTCGACCGTGACTGACCCTTCGGGTGAACATGCGATGGAATAGATCGGCCCTGAACCTGTCCCTGTGATTTTCGTGCCGATCAGGGTCAGATCCAGCTGGTCGAATGGCTCATACTGAAAGAGCGGGATCGAGCCGGCTTTGACCGTATAAAGGCTCCGGTCGACCTTAAAGAACTGATAGGCGTAGAAGGCGAGATCCTTGGCGATGGCATCGGGGATGAAGTCATTGGAGATCTGGATGACGCGCTTATCGGAGAGGACCGCCTGATCAAACTTGGAGCCGTCGTATGTGACAATCTTACTCGCAGCGTTCACCTGGATCAGGTCTGCCTTTGGATACTGCAGGAGCACGGAGGAAAGCTCCGAGATCTCATTCCTTCCGAGTGAGAGAACCTTTCCCGTCGTCGTTGGGACACCGGCGTCGTCAGCTCTGCGGAATACGATTGCACGCTTACTGAAGGAGACGGTACCCATCAGAAGGAAGGAGTTGAGCGTCTTTTTGATCGCCTCGTAGACCGAGGTGTCTTTGAATCGCGCGAGCGTGAGTGAGGCCACAACCTTGTTACACCATTGATTCAGCGTGACCAGATAGGTGACAGCGCTATTGAGTACCCAGAGCCGGTCTTCGGCCCAGACCATCTGGTGATAGAAACAATAGACGCTTTGCGTCGTGGCATCGCCATAGAGGAGCGTCGCTACATTCGATGCGATCGAGAAGAGGCGCTTCCCGTCGACCGTATCGGAAGTAAAATAGGTGAGATTATCGCCCGGAGAATAGTAGATGCAGTCGACAAGCCCATCGGGTGAGAGGTCCACAACCAGTGTCGGCGTCGCGCTCGAGGAGGTGTGCGATGAGAGCGTGACAGAGCCGGCGCCGTCGTCGAACCAGTAATAGATCCGGTCCTCCGAGGCGCTATAGGCTATTGCCCGGGTATAATTATCGATCCCGGGGATCTTCTCGCCATTGTCGGTCCAGGCGCCAGCCCCCGAGACCTGGTATTCCCGATAAGCCTCGAGGCCGGTATTATTGTAAACGCGGAAGCGGATCTTGCCAGCGGCCATCTGGTGCATGAATTTCGAACGGATGCCATTGCCCGTCGTGTAGGCGAGCGTGGTTCCGGTCGTGATCGTCGTGATCGAAAGGCTCGCGCCGTCGACACGCATGAGCTTGCCGCGCGATGTGGCGCCGTCGTCGTTCGTATAGACGAAGGCATACTCGTAGCTCGAGCCTGCGTAGTTCCAATCGACGAGCTCCATCGAGAGGTGCGTCAGCTGCGAAGGAGTTCCTTCCTCGAGGTTAATATCAGCGGAGAGCGTGCCGGATCCGATATTGTACCTTCTCAGGGCTCCGGCGCCATACATCCAGATGTGATTATTGCGCCCGTTGTAAAAGAGGCGATCGATGAAGAACGTATGGGTTGCCTTTTTCTCATAGACGCCCGTGAGCGCGTCGCGCCTCCAGAGGTCCTTGCCGACTGCGATCCACAGGTTCTGTCCGTCCGTCTCGATTGCACGCTTCTCGGAAGAGACAATGCCGGTATTGCCTGGAGGAGTATCGACATAGGAGAAGCGCTTGGCGCTGTCATAGGTATTGAATTCGAGCGTATCGAACGAGCTCGAGATCATTCCGATCTTCTCGTAGAGCTTCGCCAGTAGGAAGCGGATGGAGATGTCCTTGTACCACCTGTTTGGGAGCGTGGCGCCGGCTGTGACCTGGACGATATCGTCGTAGGTCGTGGTGGCGGGGATGATCGGGGAATTGATGTAGACTTTGATGCGCTGGGTGTCATCGGCGGGATCCTGGGCGTTCCCGAGTGTGACTGTAGCGCCACCTGTGGCCGCCACCCATTTGCCTCCGTCGAAATTGAGGCCCTGGTCGGGATCGAAGCCGATCGCGTGCGTGCCGAGCAGCACCTCGTAGCCGGCGAGAGCCGCGTCGATCACATAGATGCCGACGAGCGTCGGAAGAATCAGCCCATCATGCCCTGCCCCGTCGACATTCTCGAAGATCGGCTGGCAGGAAACACTCTCAGCCGGGATCCGGTTTCCCAGCTCGTCCGCCGAATAGGCATTGAAAGAGATAGCATCGGTGATTTCCTCTTCCTGCGCGCCAGCTGCATCGATCCAGCCTGAAAAGTAGTAGACGATATCAGCGGCGCCCTCGATCGTGAATTCGACCTTGCATTCGAGCTTCTCCCCTATTGCCAGATCGAATGCGTTGGCGAGCCACCACTTGATGCCTTTGACTTTGAACGAGATGGAATCGACTGTGAATTGCCCGAGCTCATATTCGACCTTTGAGCGCGCGGGAGCGAAATTCGCAATATCGACGCGGTTTGTCACTTCTACCCACGCGGTACCTGAATCGAGCGGCTCGTCGAGCGAGGAGGTCTTTCTGATGAAGGTCCTCAGCGCGATCCTTTTTGAGGCGCCGCGTGCGAGCGTTACAAATTCGGTCGAGGCCTCAAGCTTCATCCCTTTCCACCCCAAGAGAATTCTTCCATGGGGATCGTTTTGCCCGCAAAAGCATGATGGCAATCATGCTGATATTCTATCTGCCCATTCCGGAGATACAAATGACACTTCCGATCGGGCTCATTCATCGCAATTCCCAGGCTGGGCTCAAAAGTTGGATGCTCGAGATCCCCGTTAAATGACCATCGATTATCCAGGATGTGCGGCCAGTTGCACCCTGGACAATAGAAGGCCCAGCCATTATGCGATCCATCATTATTTCTGATTTCCTCGATCAGCTTCATGGGAGAATCGTGACGTGGCTTCTGGAATTGCGGAAGAAGTCGTTCACATCCTGGACTCCGAGTTCGCGCATGCCCTCTTGGACGGCGCGCTTGATGTCGTCTTTGAGGGAGCCCGAAGAGCTTCCGTTCATGTGAATGACGATCGTCCGGGAAGAATTGTCGGACCTATTGTCAGAGGTGTTGTAATAGTTCGCAACCTGTGAGCGTTGAGGTGGACGATCAGCAAAAGCCGACGGCCGAGTAAAGAAGCCGGGCCTGGGCAGGGCATCCTCCTGGGCGCGCCTCTGGAAATAATCCGTGATGGACGAGAGATCCGGCAGATCTCCTCCCTCTGCGACGCCGCCTTCGTGAAATTTGGGGAGGGTCGCCGCAGATCGTAAGGCGTCTTGAATCTCGCGCTCCTGGTCCTCCGTGCGGATCGTTTCCCCGCCTCTCACTTTGATAACGAACTCCTCTGAAGGAGCGGCTTTGACTATGTCGCGGACGGCTTTATCGTCAGTTCCTGTGTGAAACGCTGGGATCTCCTGGGCTGCGATCGTGGCCGTCTGGGCAGCACCCATAACACCCACAGCGACCGCCAGGGGGATATTGGGAAGAGCCTCTACGACCGCGCGCGCGGTCTGGACGATAGATTCCGCGAGCGCAACGGCCTTCGCCTCTTCGGCCTGACGAGTCTTCGCCTCGGCGATCTGGCGGTTGAGTTCATCCTCGCGCTTTGATTGTTCCGATGCGTACCTGGCATTGATCTTGTCGGTCGCGTCAGAGAACTTCGTCTCGAGGTCAAACTTTTGCGCTTCGAGCTTCTTCCGCTCCTCGGCCGAGAGGTTTTCATGGTTGAGCCTCTCGTCGATCGCCTGAATCTGGGCCTTCTTTTGCGCTTCGACGGCAGTCAGCTCCGCCTGCTTGCGTTTATCGACGTTCTTCTGATAGTCCGAGAGCTGCTTTTGGAGTCTTGAGACGTCCGCCGAAGCCGACTGATCCAGGATCTTCCCGACGGTCTGTGCAGCTTCATCCGCGAGTGAGAGGATCCCTGCGATGCGGTCCTTACTATCTTTCTCGAGCTCTATCAGCGCGTGAGAGACAATTTGGGCCCGGGCAGCCGCATAGTTCTCATCAAGGGCTTTCAGCTGGTCAGTGGATGCGCCCTGGAGGATGAGCTTCGCGCGCTCCTCGTCATATTTGACCTTGATGGATTCGAGGGCATATTTCTCCTCGATTCGGATGCGGTCCGCCTGGGTCTGGGCAGCAGCCTCCTCTTTTTCCTTCTCAATATCGAGATAGGTGGTGAGGGTGTTACGATTGATCTCATCGATCTGAATATTGACCTGGCGATCGCGATCTGCTTCTTTGCTCGCCGCGTCGCCTTGGATCTTCGCACGCTCAGCGGCGTACTTCGATCGGATGGCGTTTTTCTCCTCCTCGGTCTTCGCCACTTTCAGCGCTTCGTCTTCGGCGAGAGACGAGGCCTTGAGGTCGTATTCCTCTTCGATTCTGATACGCTCACTCGCGTTGAGCTCGTGGGAGAGCGCCGTGGCTTTCTCGGCATCCTCTCTGAGGCGGATTTCCTCCTCGGTGGTCTTTGCGACCGAATCCGTCATCCTCACGTTCTCGAGCGAGAGCTTGTTGACCGTCTCGGCCTTGACGCGGTATTCCTCGGCCGCCGCCTGCTCGACGATCTGCTTTTTCTTCGATTCCGACCGCTCGCTATCGAGGGCGATTTTGGTTTGGACCTCGATCACTTTCAGCGCATAGGCCTCCTCGATTTTGATCTTGTCGGCATTGGTCGAGGCATGCGAGAGGGCGGTCTCCTCCTCGGCTTTCAGCTTCGCCTCGAGAACTGCCTGGGTGCCTGAGATCTCGGAGAGGTTGACAGAAGCGATCGCCTTACGGACGTCTTCGATCGACGCGAGCACCGGAGCCACATTCGGCTTGGCTGCTCCGGATGAGATCGATTTGGTGAGCTCCTCCCAGTGCGCTTTGACGTAATCGATGGTCGCGCCTGAGGCGCCGAGCTTTTGGAGCTCGGATACGAGGTCTTCAACGGATTTCCCGGGGTTTGCGGCAACGAGCGCGCGGAAGGCATTTCCGACGTCGGCGATCTCGGACTTATAGCCCTTCAGCCTTCCAGAGGCGTTCGTCAGATCGCTCATGATATCTTCAATGGAGCGGCCAAACGAAACTTGCCCATTGAACGCCTTCTCCTCTTCGGCCTTGAGATCGGCGATCCACCTTGTGGTGGTTTCCAATTCTTTCGAGAGCTCGGCCAGGTTCTTCGCGCCCTCGTCGAGCGAATCGACAAGTTTGAGTTGGACGAGATCCCTCCTGGCCTGGATATTTTTGACGACCTCGGCTGTGTCGAGCCCGATCGCGCTTCCTTCCGTGTCGAAGGCAGTGACCGATGAAGGGATCCCGTCTGAGAGCTCCTTCACCGCTTTTTTCAGCTTTGCATGCTCATCGGCAGAAAGGTTTGCCTTTTGCGATAGATCGAGATAGACCCTCGCAGCGGATTCGAGGCCGTCCGTGGCAGCAGCTTCTTCCTCGAGGCCTTTGATCCGATCGGTGAGATCTGTGACCGGTTTCTCCGCCTCACCTGCAGCTGAGGCGAGCATGAGCCCGGCAGCTGCAACGGCTGCGATCGTCAAAGAGACGGGTGTCGCGGCGATCCCCAGGGCGACGAAGGCTGCGGTCAGGCCACCGACAGAGAGGATTAAAGTCTGGATGGGCGCCGGAGCGCGCTCGATCGCGTTGGTGACTTCAGTGAGGATCGGAAGGAGAGATCCGCCGGCATTCTTGATGATCGTGCCGAAGGCTTCTTCCAGATTATTGACCTGGTTACGGAACTCTTTCAGCTTTCCAGCTGCAGTCTCGCCGGCAGCCTCCGCCATCCCGCCGAATCGGCGTTCGACCTCCTCGGTGATTTTCGCAATCCGCTCCTGCTCGGAAGTGGTTTTCCCGATCTCGATTCCGAGCCGCTTCAGCCCGTCAGAGCCCTCTTCCGATTTCGCGATGAGGCGTGCGGCTTCCTCGGCATCGATCCCGAGGCCTGAGGCGAGATCGAGCGTCGCTTTGGTGAGCGGATTAAGAGCGGATCCGGTGAGACCGGTCATCGAAACGAGGAGGGCCTGAACCTTCGTCACTTCCTCGTCGGAGAACGTCGTGACCTTCTCGACTGACTTGGAATAGGCCTCCATCTCGTCCCGGACGACTGAAGAGGTGGCACCCTGGGTTTTCAGGGCCTGGGTGAGCTTTGCGGTGGCGAGTTCCTGCTCGTTCGAAGCGCTCACGAGCTCGCGGACGGTTGCGATCGAGAGCGTGGCAGCGATGACCGGGCGGAGGCGTTCCCAGGCAGCTGTGACCTGGTTGACAGCCGTAGGAGTCTTCCCGACATCGGCGTTGAACTGGCTTTGAGCCTCCCTCAGAACCTTGATCTGATCAGCGTGGCGTTTGTAATCGTCAGTGCCGCGCTCGATATTCCTGATTTCCTTGTTGAGCTCCTTGACCTTCGCGTCGACCTGGTTCAGGGTAGCGGTAGCCTCATCCTTGAGGCTCAGAATCATCGCTATTTCACGGTTCGTCGGGGGCATTAGCGGAATTCTTCATCGATGTGGTGCTCGATCTGCTCCTCCGCATAAGAGGAGAGATCCCGGACGATGTCTTTCGAGCCGAAGAGCTGGGGAATCGATGGGCCGAAGAGGCGGCGGATCGGATAGCGTTTGTCCGTCTGGCGCACAAAGATCCCGGTTTTCCCGGAAGCGGGGGTGGCGATGAAGCCCTTGCTCGCCGCAGCCTGTGGGTGGACCAGCTTCCGGCCGTGGGAAGTCTTGACGAGGACGGTGACGCCACTGGCAGCAGCCATGGACGAGAATTCGATCAGCTCGATCTTACTCCCTGAGGCTCGGATCTCGGATTGGAGGTTATTCTCCCGCGCGTCCTTGACTTTGAGGCGCGATTCGACAGCCTCGGGCTTAATGTTATAGCCTGAGGAGATCACTTCGATTGCACGTTTCTTCACGTCCTGGGCGGACTCGTTGAGACTGCGCACGGCAGCCTCGCGAGCCTCCTGGCCGATCGTATTGAGCATTTTCGAGGTGAGATTCACGTCGATGGAAAAGGACCAGCTCATTTTCCTTCCTGGTAGGAGTCTCTGATATCGGCATAGAGCTCGCGGATCTTCAGGAACATGCCCGGCAAGCGGCCGTACTCTGAAATCGTCATCTGGATGAGTCCTGAATCGATGTCCCTCATAATCCTGATGATCCGGCCCCACGATCTCCACGCTTCGAGGAGCTCGACTTTGGTGACGAGCTCCCCTGAAACGGGATCCTGGAGAATGGCGTCGCCCCGTGTGGCCTCGGGATCGAAGGCAGCATACAGGGCGAGCCTCAGTTTTTTGCGTCGGGCTCCGTCAGCTCCGAGAATGCCCGGATCCGGTTGGCCAGCGAGCTGATGGCGCGTGTCGAGAGCATCCTCATGCACGCTTCCGTCAAGCCCTCCTTCTCGCCGATTCCCGGTACCTTCACTTTTTCGGTCTCGAACTTCGCCTCCTGGCCGCCTTTTTTGCCGCCCACGTTCGTCCACCCTTTGAGGCCGAATCGGACGATATTCCAGTTCTTCCGATTCAGATTGAGCTTGATGTCCGAGTCCGAATCGCTACCGTTATTCGACCGGCGATAGGTCGTGTAGGAATCCTCGATATAGGCCATGAGCGAGGAATCGACAACGCCAATCATAAAGATCGACGGACTTTCGCCTGAGTCCCAGTCGAGGGAGAAGGTCTCGGTCGCAGTCGGGTCTATTGCCTGGTACATTCTGTGCTCCTAGATGTTAGAAAAGTTTGATCGTGCAGTGGCTCTCGCCGACGGCCGCGTTGAACTGCAGGGGCGTCTTGAATACGAGAATCCCATTCCGGTCCTCGTAGGCCGCGTCGTTGTATTGGGCGCGGGGGAACGAGAGCTTCGTCTTATTGCCGGCCTGGGTCCCGATCGTGATCTGAGCCGTCCCTTCGGCGCCGGTCATGACCTTGTTCCAGAAATCGTGCGCCGCGACCGTCGTGGCCTCGGGATCGCAGGATCCACCAGGCTCGCGGTTTGTGATCACGAAGCCCAGAAGCGCATTTACCGAGTTCGCATCCGGGCGGAGCGCGACTTCGTTATTCGTCATATACTCGAAGTTCTGGATGATGCCGGCGAGACTCTGGATCTGGAAGCCGGCCGATTCGAGGATCGGAGGAACGGTCGTGACGTAGGTCTGCGAGGCCGGCGCGGTATCGGTGGGCGCCACGTACTGGCCTTTGAAATTGAACTCCCAATACGCAATCTTCCCTGCAACCGCGACCAGGTGCGGCGTACCCAGGCAGCCGGCGATGATATGGTCGAGCCCGTCGTAGTTTCCTTGGATCGTGCAGCTTTTGCCGGGGCCGAAATAGTTCGAGCTCGCCGGATCGGAGACGCCATCGTAGGAGACGTCGACCTGGGAAGCGGAAGTGTAGACAAAGTCCCAGGAATCGCCGACATGCCAGGTCGAAACGGGATCTCCCAAGCCGCCCGCGTCGGGGTCGTTGGTGGTGAGTTCGAGCGACGTGAGATCCCCGTCAAAGGCTTCGGCAGTGAAAGCGGTGTCCGTGACGGTGACGGATCCAAATTTTGCTGCGGAGCCATCGCCAGGGATGAACTCTCCGAGGAACGTCGCGCTCTCGGGGTTCGTGTCGACTGTCGCGGTGAGCGTCAGATGCAAGATGCCTGAGACCGCACTGAAGGCGGGGGTGCCAATCACAACGATCGGCGCGGGGCTCACGCCCAGATTCGTCCCTGAGGCGCGAGCGGTCGAGATCGCCTCGACGCCTGAGTTCGTGGTCCTCGCAAAGCCGCAGGCCTGGATCGCGGCATCTAAGGGCGCGTAGACGGTGCCTGGGGAGCCGCCGTTTTTCGCCTCGGTCTTGAAGGAGACTTCGACATACTTCGTCCCCATGACGTGCGCGAGCGTGTCAATATTGGAGCGCTTCGGATTTCTCTTGATGAGATCGGGGACGGGCTTGATGGTAAAATCTTCGACCAGAAGCGCGTCTGTGGCCGCCATCGATGAGTGGACGTCGGTATTTTGCGTCGCTTCGGTCTTGATGAATATTACTTTTTTACGGACGAGCTTCATGATGAGTCTCCTTTAGGATTCCTGAAAGGTTTTGTTTCTGTATTGGACATAAAACGTGATCGTAGCGCCCGAGACCTTGCGATCGGCCTGCTCGACGGTGAGAGAGTGCTTCCAGAGGTATGTGTATTGCGCGAGACCACCCCAGGTCGGGTCGGTCCCGATCGCCTTATAGACATCGGCGACAGCGGCGCGGACTTGAGCATCGGTGCCCTGGACCAGTACCTCGACCGTCACGGGCATCTTCCAATCCTCGAGGCTATCGGAGCCACTTGTTATATCACCTATTTTCACCGTCTCGAGGGAGTCCCAGATATTGATCGCGGGCGAATCCTGGGGTTCGATCTTCTCCCTCCGGCAGATGAAGACGTGATCGGTCCCAAAATCCGTATGGTAGCCGCCTGATATCGTGATCGATTTGAAGCGTACCTGGATCGCGGTCAATATGTTTTGCCAGCGCGACATATCTACGGCGCATCCTCTGAGAGCTTCACCATCGTGATGCCTGATGAATTGGGCGTCGACTCGACGGCGAAGTAGGTTTTACCTCTGATCGTGAGCTTTGCCTTATTGTCGACGGTGGGCACATCGGACGATTTGCAGAGCGCAGTGGGCCCGAGCGAGGCAAACGTCGAAGCGCCAAAGGCAAGGTCAATGCCATCGATATCGAAGATGACCGTGATCGTGTGGGATCCGCCCGATGGGTCGACGTAGGTGCAGGTCTCGGCGAGGTCACTCTCGTCGAAGAAGACGTCAATATCGTCTTCCCAGATCTGCGTCAAGGCTTATAGTTCACGATCGAGGTGTACTTTGGCGTCGTTACGCCCTGCCCTGACGCTTCGGAGGCATAACGCCACCTCAAGACGACATCGAGCCCGGTGAATTTCTCCGCCGCTCCGCTTCTGAGCGAGAACTCCTTCCAGGAGGAGCCCGTCGATTGGAAGATGGGCGAGTCCGTGAGTACGTTCGTCCAGGTGGATGATCCCCTGATCTCGACGTCGGCGTAAACAAGCACCTTCACGCTATCTGTGACGCTCACCGTGTTCGAGAGGAGCCTCGCAGCTCCCACCCTGA